AACATTCGCGAAAGTTGGGCAAAGCTATACGGACCAGGAGGACATAAGACAGCGGTACTCGATGCGGGTGCAAAGTTTGAGCAAGTATCACTACCTCCATCGGATGCTATGTACATCGAAGCGGCTCAGTATTCAGATCGACAAATCTGCAACATCTACGGAGTGCCATTGACAATGGTAAACGATTTGAGCGATAGCCACTATAACAACATTGAACACACGGGTAGGCAGTTTGTAACCTATACGCTGCTCCCGTGGATTAACCGCGTAGAGAGCGAACTAGGGTGTAAGCTACTGACCGAGGCACAGAAAGATGACCACTTTGTAGACTTTGACCCTGCGGGATTGATGCGGGGCGATATGCAAGCACAAGCAGAATACTACATGAAGATGCGACAGAGTAGAATCATGTCAGCGAACGAAGTAAGAAAAGAACTCAATCTGAACCCATACGAGGGCGGGGATGAGTACGATAATCCAAATATTGATACCAATGAAAACCAAGGAAGAGATCAAGAGTAAGTATGGGCAGGGAGTAGAGTTACGCTTTATGCCTAATGTCGAAGCGAGAGCAGACGAAGAGGGCAATATCTCAGGCTATGCGGCTGTGTTCAACTCGTGGAGTCCAGACTATTACGGGTGGCGTGAACGCATTGCTCCTGCTGCCTTTGACGGGGTAGATATGAAAGATGTTGTGGTGACATTCAACCACAATTTCGACAACATTCTAGCGCGTACGGGCAACGGAAGCGCGAAACTGAGCGTAGATGAGCGCGGCTTAAAGTACGAGTTCAAAGCACCGAACACCTCACTAGGCAGAGATATGGCAGAACTGATCCGCACACAGACAGTTGCAGGATCTAGTTTCATGTTCACGGTAGAGGATGAGGATTGGCAAGAGAGGGGCGAAAGCTACGACAGAACAATCACCAAGATCGGCAAGCTGTACGAACTCGGTCCTGTAAGTACTCCGTGGTATCCAGACACAACAGCAGACCTAAAGCAAATGCAAGAACGCATGAGAGCAGCGGGTATCAACTTGGAGGAAACCAAAGAGGAGCAGGATACTGACAAAACCGAAGAGCCAAAGGGTTATGATCCGACATTAGACTTGTTGAAGATCGACCTAATTTAAAAAAATGTTGTCACGACACTCGGCACAGTAGTATAGAAATTTGTAACTAAGTTTAATTAGAACCATGAAAAATTCAAAAGAGTTAAGGGAGTTGCTCGATGCCAAAAAAGCAGAGGCACGAGAACTCGTCAAAGGGTTCGAAGGGGAGCAGCTTACAGACGAGCAGCGCGACTCCATTGATTCTTTGACAAACGAGATTGAGGTGCTGAAGGGTGACCTCGAAAGAACAATCAAGATGGAACAAGTAACCAAAGAAGAGGCGCGTAAGGCGGCTAGCGTTGCGGGTCACAAAGCAAGTACAGGCGAAGAGCGTGAACTTGACAAAATGGCTGCTGACTTCACTTTCGGTGAGGCTGTTCGTGCAGCTTACGGAGTGTCAAAGGACAAGGGCTTTATGGATGAAGTTCGCCAAATGGGAGAAGAAGAAGCCCGTAAGATTGGCAAGTCCACAAGCGGCATCGCTATCCCTTCAAAAATCCACAGCCGACTGAGTTCTCCTGAGAAACGTGCAAACGTGACAGAGAACACAACCACAGGCATTCAAACTACTGACTTTGTTCAGTCCGTGTATGCAAAGACTATCCTGAGTCAGCTTGGTGGAACATTCATCTCAGCGGTAGAAGATACTCGCGTGCCGATCATCGGAACGGTATCGACTCAATGGGAAGGCGAGACAGATGCAGCGGCTGACGGTGGTAGTGCTACAACCAAAGTAGACATGACTCCGATTCGTTTGTCTGGATACGTCAACTACTCCAAACAAGCAGCTTTGCAAGCTAACTACTCTTTGGAGGGTGCGCTTCGTGATGCTTTCGCTTCTGCGATTGCAGCCAAGTTTGAGTACGCGGTATTTACAGATGACTCAGGTAACGGAGCATTCAACTACCTCGGTAACGGTAAGACTGCTGTAACAGGAGCAACAGGAGTTGCATTGGTTCACGCATTGGTTGAGGAAGTTCTCGGAAACAACCATCTGCAAGGTAACCTCGGATTTGCTATCTCTCACTCGCTGTATAGTGAGATTCAAACTGCTGTACTGGCAACAGGTGTAAGTGCGCTCGTTCAGAATGACATGATCGAGGGGATGTATCCATTTGAGTACTCTACTCAGATCGCGGACATTGCTTCGGGTCAGGAGTCAATCTACTTCGGTGACTGGTCTAAAGTGTGGTCAGCGCAGTTCGGTCCTATCGACTTGATGGTAGACCCTTACAGCGTAGCGACATCAGGAATGGATAGACTTGTACTGAACTCATTCTGGGATATGGCACTCATCCAAGATGCAGCCATCTCAGTAGGAGGGTACACAGGATAATAGGTAATTTGTTCAATTCATAGTGCGAACGGGGGTGGGAAGTATCCCGCCCCTTTTTTTTGAAATGAGAGTAGTAGCAGGAAATAAACCACAAGGACTAGCATACCCTTTGACGAAGGTCAAGGAGTTTTTGCGGGTAACGGGTACAGACCAAGACGGGGTGATCTCTCGGCTGATAAATGCAGCGGTAGACATCATCGAGCAAGAGACTTGGATAGTGCTTGGTTCGCGCAGCTATACCCTATATATGGATCATTGGTATGGAGACACGACTTCGGTAGAGAAGTATAGTGACCATTTCATCATTCCCAAATACCCTGTTACGGCAGTCGATTCAATCAAGTACTACGACACGAACAACAGCTTACAGACATTGGCTACATCGAACTACGATACAAGTTTGAACGGGGATATATCACGGGTAGAGGTAACAACTCAACCGAACGTGTATGATAAATATGATGCTATCGAGGTCGCATTTACGGCAGGATACGCGGACTATTTCGACATCCCTGACCAATTTGTAGAACTCCTGGAACTTGTTATAGGCGACCTATACGAGCAGCGCATGACGGGAACAGCAATGAGCCTGAAAGAGCATGGAGTGGTGGCTCGACTAATGGATAACGTAAGTAAAAGGATTTACACATGAAAATAGAGTTTTCAAAAAAGACCGTAGTAAACGGCAAGACATTCCGAAAGGGTGACACGCTAGAAGTTGCGAGTGATCTGTACGCAGAACTTATGACAAAGGGCGTGGTAGTCACTACCGAGGAAACAAAAGAGGATAAGGATTTCAAACAAATAACAAAAGAAGAAAATGGCTTCAACAGGAATTAACAGAGGCGGACTAGCTGCGATCTATGTAGATGGCACAAAGGTTGCCCATTCAACAAACGCGACCCTGAGCATCGAACTAGGTGTAAGGGATGCAACGACTAAAGATAGTTCTGTCTGGGTAGACAATCTAGAAGGGCTTGCAAATTGGTCAGTAGATGGAGAGTTCTACTTCGCAGAAGATGCGGGGGAAGGATTCTCTGAGTTGTTCAGCGACCTTTCGGGGCGTACTACTGTGACGGTAATGTACTCCACGGAGGTATCTGGTGACAACAAGTACAGCGGAACGGCTTATGTAACAAGCCTTTCGCGTAGTGCGGGTATTGATAGCGATAACGAGACTTTTAGTGCATCGTTCACAGGAACGGGAGCATTGACAGAAGCGACTGTGTAGTAGTGTCGTGGGGGTATGGTTAGCCCTGCCCCTTTTTTAGCTATGAGATACGGAGCATTAACACAGCGGATCACTATTGAGAACTTCACTACTGCGCGGGATTCTGCGGGTGGTTTAGTCAAAACGTGGACTACCTATGCTCAGCCCTATGCTCATATTAAATATGAGAAAGGCAAGGAGAGTTTAGAGGGTGCGCGTGATACGTGGACTGAAAGAGCTGTGTTTCTTGTTCAGTATGATAGCGACACAAAGGGAACGACTTCAACTATGCGAATCAGCTATAACGGCTATTGGGATATTGAGAGTGTTCGTATCATGGACAGATTCGGCAAGATAGAGATACACGCGGTAAGGAAAGATGGCTAGATTAACGGGATCAAATGAGCGCAGGAGCGGCACATCCGTAAGCCTAGAGGGCATGGAGGAGGTCATTGCTTCTTTGAAGCATATTGAAAACGACTTTACTAAGCGCAGGCGGATTTTGTCTATTCTCAGAGCGCAGTCAAAGCCATACCTAAAAGCGTTGAATGATACTGTGCCGCGTAGCAATCGCAACAGCAGAAACCACAAGCAGCTAAACTACACTA